ATCTCTTTCTGTTTTCTTTCCTCGTTCTTCGCTGTTGCCCTTAAGTTACTTACAGCTTGCTGTACGGGCTTTGTTGCCTCGGAGACTTCTGCTCGCATTTTTGAATGGAACAGCTCCCTTTCTCGCGTCTGCAAATCTCCGCTTACACCTTTCAACTGCTGTGACAACTGTTGATTCTGAGCCTTTAATTGTTCTATCTCGCTCAATCTGGAAATCAACGCAGCCTTATCTACATCACCCTGCAAGCCCATAATTACCTGAGTCTTGTCATAGATACCAACTTGTAACAGTTGTATATCTTTAGCCAAGTCCGCGGTAGGACTCTTCGAGCGAGTACTTCCTATTACAACTCTTATATCTACCTCTGCTGTTGTAACGTCGTACATTCTTTCAATCGCCATTGTGTAATCGTTTATTACAGGGACATTAATCTTTAGTTCTTTTTCAATACCTAAAGGATTTATGACTCTTAAAATTCTTTCTTTGTCATATACATAGGGGATGTACTTAGATATAAGCCTACCTATATGCGTGAGCATATCGTATGCAGGTAATATCTTCCAGTTTTGTTTTCTAGAAGAAGATTCGTCTAATATCTTTGCTTCTCCAAATGTGCCAACCGCCCCAGCCGGATTTCCTTGTTGGAATTTATAAGCACCAAATACTGTCTCTATATCCGTTTCATATCTTTGCTTCTCTAAATAAAGCTGGGAACTTATAGCAGGCGGGGACAATTCTTTAATCTTACCTTCCCTTAATGCTGACGGGTTCGCTCTTATAATAGCATTAGGCACAAACCACTTCTCAAGCTCTTCGGGGTCAATTGCGCCATCTTCATAAATCAATTTAAAACTGGCTGTACTAGTGGCGTGAGATATAAGCAATGCCTCGGTTCTGTTTAGCATTCTTTAACAAAGCTTTCCCTTACTCTTGTAATAAATATCTTTTCTTCTTCTACTTGATTTTCAGCAATATAAGCCTTATATCTTTTAGTCGCCTTAAACTCATCGTATTCTTTTTTATTAAAGCTTTTCTGTCTGCTGGTCAGCTTGTCTGTCAAAAGAATCTGTTCTTCGCTTACCTTGGACCAGCGTATAAACCTTCTAACCTTCCCTTGTCTAGCATCGTTCACATCGCTTCTTCTTATTATATCGTCTCTATTGTATTTAGAGGTTGGGTATTCGTCGTCCCTATAATCTTCGTGAGCATCTTCTATCTCGGCAGCATGTTCGGGGAACATTACCTTCATAGAAGTTTTCGTGCTAGTATCTGATAGTATTATGGAAGACGCATCCCTAAAGAACGGGTCTGTTGAATTTGGGTCAACGTACACATTCTCAGGGGCAACTCTTTTCACCTTTATGCCACCTCTGCCCTGCTCCGACTGCCAGTCTGGGTAGACATACATGTAGCCTACACCCTTGACTGTATAATCTTTTACAATTGAACGAAAATGTCTATCTCCATCTGATTCGTACCAGATTTTATCTAATAATTTATTGTATACAAACGCAACTTCAGAGTCTGTTTTTCCCGTAGGTCTTACATCCCATTCCGGACTAGAACCGGCGACATTGGACAGCACTTGCTCAACGGCTGGTCTAATTTTATTATTCGCCTCAGGTGGTTGACCAACGCCTACTAGATACTCTTTTTGCGCTCTTGTTAATTGTAAACCTAAATAAAACTCTTCGTCTTCTGACATTTGGTACTTATGTTCATCTGCCGAGGATTGGAAGTAAACGTACTCATCACTAATGTCAGACGCAGATATTTCATCAAGTTTGATGTTTTTTAAATTTATCATGCTACCGTATATTACTCATTATTGTCTATATTATGCAAATACACTTTGACCTGTTTCCCAATCTATTCCCTTAAACGGAGAATACCCTCGATATGGAGCGCCATCTTCATCATAACCGTGTCTAGGTGCGTAGATATCGTCAATCGCCCATCTTAAAGCGTCTAAAGTGTCTTTTTTAAAACTTCCATGTTCTTTGAAATTCAAAAGTTCCTGTTCCAATTCCCAATGCTCATCCTTTATACACATAGCGTTACTTGCGAAATAAGGTTGTAATTGTTTTATCCTATAGTACTTACTTTTGATTGCTTTCTTAGGCATCACATTGTAAAACTTCCCAGTCCGCTTGGACTCGCGCATCATATAATCGGAAAGCATAACATGCCCAGTCTCCTCTATGTTTACGAGTTTTGGCTTGTAATGTTCTATCATTTCGGTTAACTTATCAGCTAAATCCATTGGCGCCATTTGACCTCGATGGTAGTCAATTACATAAATATTGTTCTCAGCGTCTACTCCTACAACCATAATAACTGAAAAGTCAGCTTTTATATTCTCACTTGAAGCCGGGTCAACTCCTATAAAGACATTGACGGGGATTTCCCAAGTCTCATCTTCAACGTCGCGTATAATAATAGAGAAATCATCGCTATTTTTAAAATGTCCCTCCCAATAGTTGATGTTTTCTTTTTTAAACACTCGAAAACTGTCATCCATTGGTATATTCTGGTATTCTTGGTAGAAATAAGCAACATCACCCTCAGATACCAACCTGTCTCGCTCGGCGATAAGCCAGTCATACGGCCTATAGTCTTCCCACAATACCTTGGGTTTATCATTTTTATCTAGAATCTCCTTGCCACTTGCCGTAAACTTCCCAATCGGGTTATCCTGTAGTATAGCTTGGTAGAATAAACTATCCCAACCTTTTATTTTACGTACACCGTTCTTATCATAAGCTAAATGACCTGCAATTCTATTCAAATAAGACTCTTCGTCTACGATTGTCCCTATAAATATAAGTTTTGAGTCACCAGAACCGGCAATAACCGCACCATTTAGCCATTGTCTAAATTGGTCGCGTAATGTTTGTGTCGCTGTATTTCTTTCGCCCTCTCCATCGTCAATTACCGTAAGCGTTGGTCTGTAGGCTCCGTATTTCAGTCCACGAACCTTCTGACCTGTACCACGAATAAGCACTTTGCAGTAACTATTTGGTACACCATCCTCGTCAAATCCTGCTACAAATTCTTTTTCCTCTTTGCCCCAATTCCGACCCTTTCTATCTCCAAAAAAATACTGCAATTTTTCATTGAACTCTATTTCATTGCCAATAGTTTCTAAATAAAATTTTGATTGCTTTTCTGATTCCGATATTAAAAGAATAAACTTTTCTTCATCAAACAGAATACGGTGTAACGGGTAAACTAAGTTTATCAAGGTTGATTTGGCGTGTCCACGAGGCGCTACTACTGCCAATTTTGAACCTACCTTTAGATTCAGCAGCTTAGATACAATCTCCTTATGAAACTCTGGAGACTTTTTTCTAATGTGGTAATGCATAGGAAGCTCTGGGTCACCTAGTATGAATTTGGCAAAAAAGAATATATCCAAGTACATTCTTTTCATTAAATCTTCACGTTCTTCTATTGTATAAGACAGTTCCAATGTTACGCCTTGTTCTTTATCCTTAGGATTTGAGCGGACAAATATACGCAAGCATCTAGCAATTCTTCTAACGCTTCTTGCGTAAAATTCCGGCTGTCGTGTATAGGTACGTCTTGATTATACTTGGCTTGCCCTAAATCAAGCCTGTCTGAAATCATTTTTTTGATTTCCTCATTAACCCCTTGCACTTTTTTATTCGTTTTGTCCTCTTCGATTTTCGGCCTCCCTCTAAAGTTGTCATAAGACGAGACGAACCGTCTGTGAACTTCATTTGATTTGTTGATAAGTATTTAGGCATCTGCTGTTCCTATAACATATTTTTCATAAACATCCAATCTTTCACTAAGAGAATCCACTTGCTGAACCATACTTAGAATCAAGGCAGACACATTAGGCTCTACAAACGTTTCTTTACCATCAAGCATAACAATACCTGTGTAAGAATCGTCAATCTCCAGTGTAATCGTCGCCTTGGGTATCTTCCGCGTCAATAACACCTTGTATTCCTTTATTCTTTACAACATTCATTAGGCGACCGATGTCTTTGTCAGATAACTTTTGTCTTGCTTCCGACAATAACTTCTTATCCCCATCTGATATCATAATGATGTTTTGGGTCTTCTCTTCTTTTTCTTTCCTTGTATGCCCTAGTAGCTCAGATACACGATTAAGCGCATTAAGCTTTGCATTTGGAGGGGAACTATCAATTATATCTCGATATTTGCTGGCAATCCAGTTGTCATCCATACCATGTTCTAGCAATGTCTCTCTTATATTCACGCTAATCCTATCAGAGATATATTTTTTTCGTAAAATTCTAACACCTCGCCTAAGCGCTTGTTTGGGATTGTTGTCACTGAAGGCGCTCGTGTACGCATCGACGATTGAGGCGGAATTAAACTTTCCGTTCTTGTCCAGTTCTCCAAATTTAGAGATGTAGTCTGCAAACTGTTTTTGTAATACAGTTGCTGGGACGTTTCTAACATACTGCTTATAGATGAGGTCGTTGCCGGACCAGTCTTTTTGCCGCTTGGCGTAGACTTTAGCATAGTAGGTTGGGGTTTCTCCAAAACCTGTGCGAATAAGAGTGAGTTGTTTACGCTTGCCCTTAAGCTTTTTGTGGCGCCTTCCAATAACCTCAACAACCTTATCATCATGAGTCCGTATCCAATCGCCAATCTCTGCATCGCGCCAGTTTTCGACTGTCTTAATTCCAAGAGCGTTAATTTCATCGCATTCATATTGCTCAAACTCCTTCCCTTTGCATGTTACCTTCATTTAGAATGGTGTCTTATCCTGCTTTTCCTCTATCTTATAACTAGTCCACGGCAGTCCTGCTTTTGACGTCTTTGACCAGCCAGCAACAGAGTAGTCTGTACCCTTTATTCTGAAATTCCCCGTGAAATCAGGTTGGTTGTCTTTAACCTTTCCTTGGTTCGTGAAGATAGAACCTGTCATGTCTTTTACTTCGTATGCCATAATTGAAATCCTTCCATGTTTTTGATTGTTTAAACCTAAGGTTTATAAACCTAATAAGTAAACCTTTATTTAATAAACCTACTATATCCCTATTAAAACCTAAGGTTTATTGCTACTGCTATATGCAGTGCTATGCGGTCGCAATGCGATGGCATTGGGGTAGCCATACAGAATCTGTAAAGATAGACGAGAAACACCCCTTTATCTAAAACTGTGCAAAATTTTCATGGTGGGTACTATATAATGACGGCGCCCCCCCCAATTTCGGTTCGCCCTACGCGAAACGCGTTGAGTCAACTTTTTTTCCTCGTCGTGAACCATTGATTTGTTAGCACGC